TTACGGCCGTGGCACGACGAACAACGGCAACGGCGATGCCAAGGGGCATCCCGGCCTGATCGATTCGATCGACTCCGGCATGGTTATCGACGCGGGCGGCACGACGGCCAGCACGGGTTCCAGCGTCTGGGCGGTGTCATTCGGTCCGCAACGAGTCCAGTGGGTTTACGGCGAGAACGGTTCGCTCGCGATGTCCGAAGTCCGCGAGGAATCGATCGCCGACGCGAACAGCAACCGGTTCACGGCCTACATCCAGGAAATGCTCGCGTATCCGGGCGTCCAGGTTGGCAACAAGTACGCGATCGGCCGCATCAAGAAGCTGACGGCCGACTCGGGTAAGGGTCTGACCGACGCCCGACTCGGGGCCTTGCTCGCCTTGTTCCCCGCCGGCTTCCGCCCCGATGCGTTCTTCGCCTCCCGCCGCTCGATCGAGCAATTGCGGGCCAGTCGCACGGCCACGAACGCGACCGGCACCGAAGCCCCGACTCCGACCGAATTCGAGGGCGTGCCGATCGTCTCGACCGACTCGATTCTCGATACCGAATCGCTGTCGCTGTAACGCGACCCAACCGGCAACCAACCCTGCTTGCACCGCCGCCCATGACCACCGCCCCCGACAAATCGATGCTCAGCCCGGTGATCACGATCGTGATCGCCGTCGTCGGGCTCGCCATCCACGGCGGAGTCCTATGGGAAAAGGTGGACCACGTCCAAACCCAACTCGTCAAGCTGATAGACCAACAACAGGACTTTGAGCGGCGTATAGCGCGGCTTGAGGCCCGTCGTCCCACGGAGTGATTCATGCGACCGTTTTTGTATCTGCTGGCCCTGGCCGTGTTTTTCGTCGTCGCCGCGTTCGCTTGCGGCGTCGAAGCCGCCGGTTTTCTGACGCTGGGTCTCGGCTCGGTCATGCAAGTCGCCGACGTCGGGCTCAAAGTCACCAAGGCCCTACCCAACGGCGCGGCGTCGATCACGAGCGACGGCATCGACCTCGGGCATAGTACCCGCGGAGATCACCTGGCCGCCTGCACGCTGGTACTCAATGCCCCGGCTTGTACCACGACTCAACTCGGCGACACGCAGACGTTGACCTACTCAATCGAACACGACGACGCGAGCGACTTCGGCACGGTGGCCACGCTGTTCAGCTCCGTCATCGTCCAGACCGGTGCCGGCGGCGCCGGCGACGTCGCGGCCGAAAAGGAATTTTCCTTGCCGCCCGACGTGAAACGCTACGTGCGGGCCAAATGCACTAAGACCGGCGCCACGAACGCCAGCACGGCCAGCCTGACACTCGCCCTCAAGTTCTAGTCGTGTTCGACTGGGAAGAGGACTGGGAACCGAACATCGAGGACTGGGGCCGATTGCCCCGCAAACCACGGAGACCGGACCGATGATTCCTGAAGACATTGCCGCCGCCCTGGCGGAACTCGAATCCGCCGACGAGCTGCTGGACACGCGGCGGAACGAACGCCGCGAAGCCGATCTGGCCGCTCACGTGGCCGCCGCGAATGCCGAGGCCGCCGCCGCGACGGAAGTCGAGCAAGGCACCATGCGAGCAGCGAAGTACGCCGCGATGTTGGACATCCTGCGAACCCATTTCCAGGACTAATGAGCCGCCTCGCTGCACTCGCCGTGGCCCGAGACGTCGCCCTGGCGACCGCGGGCGAAACGATCACCTACCGACGCGGTGACCAGGTCGTCGAGCTGACGGCCGTCCCGGCGTCGAGTCGTTACGAGCAGCTCGACGGGGCGGGACAAGTCATCGAACGGACCGTGGCGCAGGATTGGTTGATTGATCCGGCGACGCTGATCCTGGACGAAGAAACCACGCTGCCGAGGGCGGGCGACGAGATCGACCGCAGCATCGGCGGACAGACCGCGACCTACGCGGCCACGTCGCCCGCTCCGAACGTTCCCCCGTGGAGTTGGTCGGATGCGACGCACACCTGGCTGCGAGTTCACTCGACGGAGATCGCGGCCGCATGACACACACGATTGCGGACGCCCTGGCGGCCGAACTGACGCGGTTGCTGAAGTTGCCGGCGACACGCTGCTACCTGCCCACGATCGACCGCAAGGATCTGGCCGAGTTGCGGGTGTTTGTGGGCATCCGGAGCGACGAGCGCAAGCCGATCGACCGCGAGTCCAACGAAGAAACACATCGGATCGAAGTGGCCGTGATGCGAGCCGTCGATCCGCAAAACGTCCCCGAGGTCGATGCCTGCGTGGCGTTGGTCGACAAAATCAAGTCGCTGTTTTCTAAAGACGGCGAGTTGCGAGAAAAGACACTGGCCGGCGCCGATTGGGACGGCCTGACGAACGATCCGATTTACCGTCCGGATCACCTCCGGACGCAACAGCAGTTCACGTCGGTCATCACGTTGACCTACGTATTGGAGCGATGACATGAGCCAAGGCCGCAAAGCGAAGCTGTACTACAACACCGGCACGCACGCCTCTCCCACCTGGGTGGAGGTCAAGCGGTGCATCAACGAGACCGTGTCGCTCAGCAAGGGCGAGGTGGAAAACATCTCGCGCCTCAGCGACTGGAAAAAGGTGTTGGCCGGGCTCAAGGAAGGCTCGCTGAAGCTGGACTACAACTACAAGACGGGGGCCGATACCGTCTTCACCGCGCTCAGCAACTCCTACTTCAACGACACGGTGGTCGAGTTCGCCGTGATGGATCAAGCCATCACGGTCAGCGGCGCCAAGGGCTTCCGGGCCTACCTGCAAGTCTTCGGCATGGAGAGCCCCGCGGAAATCGAGGGCAAGAAAAACTACGCCTTCGAATTGAAACCGTCCGAATACGAAGAGACTGGCGTGGTCATCGAACCCGATCTGTACTCCGTCGCCTAGGTTTCCCCATATCAGCCGGCGGGCGCTAGCCCCGGTTTCCTCCAGGAATGGTGACGTGAACGAACAACTGACCAAACTCCGCGACGTCGCCGAGCAACACCGCTCGTCGCTCGGCTTCGTCGCGCTGAAGGCCCAGGACCTGATTTGGATCGTCGGCCAGGCCGAACAGCACGCCGAGACGGTCGATAAGCGTTTCGGTTCGTTCCTGGCCGCGGCCGAGTCGCTGCTGGCCAACGAGACGGTCTACATCCTGGCCAAGGATTTCGTTTGGCTCTGCGACCTGGCGACGCACGTCGCCCCGTAACCCTTTCCCCGGAAAGTCATGGACGACACGACCAAGACACCCCCCCAATTCACCGACCTGGCCGGCCGCAAGTGGCACCTGTCGATCGGCGTCACGACGGCCAAACGAGTCAAGACGCTCGCCAACGTCGACCTGCTCGAAGCCGACGCGGAACTCTGCCACCGGCTGTCGATCGATCCCGAGACGCTCGTCAACGTGCTGTGCGCCGTACTGCGTCCGCAGCTCGACGCCGCCGGCGTGAGTGACGAGGACTTCGGCGAGTCGCTCGGCGGCGACGCCCTGGACCACGCCGCCGCGGCGCTGGGCGAGGCGATCATCGCTTTTTTCCCCCGGCACCGCCGCGCGATCCTGGCCGAGACGCAGCGGATGGTGCAGAACCGGACGAACCAACTGTTGACCTCGGCTTCCTCACGCCTCTACCGGCTCGATGGGACGCTGGACGACATGGTGAGTCAGGCCCTGAGCAAGATGGATCAGGAGATCGACGGCCTGCTTGCCCAGCACGCGACGCCTGGCGAACCGTCTACGAATTAGCGGCCGTCTCGGGACTCGATCCCGAATGGCCGCCGCCCGAGGGCCGGTCACTCCGCGAACTGGTATGGGCGACGAAGGCGGCTCGTGACGAGCAATGGAACCACACGGCGGCTTTGATGGCGTTGTTCGCCAACTGCCACCGCGACAGCAAAACACGGGCGTTTTCGCCCCACGATTTTCACCCGTTTCAAGAGCGGTCCGGCCCCTCGGGCATCCCGCTCACGGCCGACAACCTGCCAATCCTCGCCGGGGCGTTTGTCTCACGCGAGCCATTGGCATTCGAGAGGAACTCATGAGCAAGCTGCTTTACACCAACGGTCTGCACGGCGTGAACTGGGCGTCCGACACGATCAAGGTGTTGCTCGAACGTTCGACCAGTGCCTACACGCCAAACATCGACCACGACTTCCTGGACGCCTTTACCGGCGGCGGCGGAGTCGAAGTCACGGTGGCCAGCTATGCCCGGCAGAGCCTCGCGTCGAAAGCCAAGGCGGCCGACGACACGAAAAACCAGATGGAGTACGACGCGGCCGACATCGCGTTCGGAAACCTCGAATCCGGTCAGATCGCAAAAGCGATGATCCTCTACAAGCAGGTCGGCGGCAACGATGCGTCGCCGGAAGACGACGTGCTGATCGCTTATGACGATGGCAAAATTGACGTCGTGCTGGCCGCGAATGCCACCTCGGGCGACACGCTGATCTGGGTGCAACCGCTGGAGGCCGATGTGCCGGCTGGCGCGACGCTCAATTTCGGCAGTGGCGCCACGGCAACTATTGGGGCCGCCGCCTCGCGTGGCGCTCGGTCGCTTTCCGTGTCGGCGATCGCCGCCAACGCGACGGCGGGGGCCGTCTCCAATAGCGTCGCCACAACCTCGATTTTCGCTTCCGCGTTCGGTGGGGCCGTGCTGCAAGGCGGCCCGTTCTCCGTCCAGTGGCACGGCGACGGGCTGATCATCCTCACGCAACGCGGTTTGTTCGCGACCTAATCAATGACGTGGTCCGTCGTCGTCACGCACTGTCACGAGTCCAACCTGGAGCGATCGTTGAACGCCCAGACCGAAGCCGGCTGGGATGTGTTCTCCATCCATCGCACGTGTACCTGCTACGTGATCGCGTGCCGTCGCCGTACCCCGCGCCCGCCTATGACCGTCGCCGCCCGTGAACTGTGCTTGCTGCTGGGCGGTCTGGCCGTGGGGCTGCTGGTGTGCTGGATTGCGTGTCGGAGGTAGGTAAATCGTGTTCAGTGTCCAATTCGAATCCGACGCTGCTGCCGTCCAAGATTCCGTCGATCGCCAGGCCCGCCGGGTGATGATGCGAGCCGGGGCGTTCCTTCGTCGCCGCGCGATCAGCCTGCTACGCCGCCGCAAGTCGCCGTCGCGGGCCGGCGAGCCGCCCAGCGTCCACTCGACCGATGCACGCAGCCTGAAAAACATCCGCTTCGAATACGACCCGGCCGAGCGGCTGCTGGTCGTCGGCGTGATGCCGCTCGACGGTGCCAAAACGGCCGTCGCAGAACCGTCCGACAAGTTGCCCAACGTGCTGGAGTTCGGCGGCACGGTGGCGTTGGCCGAAGAGCAGACGAAAAACGGCCGTTGGCGGCGAGTGATCTCGGGCCGCCAACCGCATCGCGACCGACCCCAGCGTCGCCGCACCGTGACCGTCGCCCCCCGTCCCTTTATGGGTCCGGCGCTCGACGCCGAGATCCCAACCCTGATCGATCTGTGGAGTGAATGAACCGCATGAAACCCTCTGACCTGCTGAAGTTTTTGCGTGGCAAGAAAACCTACCTCTGTGCCACGGCGATCATCTGCCTGTCGATGCTGTACGCAGGCGGCGTGATCGATCAACCGACCCTGCTGGCCTGGCTCGCGCTGTTCAACGGCGCGGGCCTGGCCGCGCTCCGACTCGCCGTGGGGAAGTAAATGTCCAGCGAAGCCCGCGCCGGCCGCGCTTACATGGAGCTGTACCTCAAGGATCAAACGCCTGAGGGGCTCGCGCGCACTACCAAGCG